GTGAGTTCTCTTCTATTATTTCTTCTTCTTCAAATGCCTCTTCTTGAAATGTCTCAGTCATCATAGGTGGTTGTTCTTCCATCATCTCCTCTTCTTGAAATGTTTCAGTCATCATAGGTGGTTTTTCTTTAATCATTTCTTCAGATGGCATAGGTAAAAACGATGCAACAATTTCATTAGACTCTTCATACATCTCTTCCATCATCTGTTCATCAGCCATTAAAATTATAGGGCCATCTGACATCTCCATGCCTTCAGGTTCCATCATAAACTCCGGGCCCATATCCATAAAAAATTCTTCTACATACTCGTTTACAAACTCAAATGTTTCCATCTCCATCGGCATGTTCATTTCAAACTGCGGTGGCTCCTCGTAAAAAGAAAATGCCTCTTCTTCAAAAAAGAATTCTTGCACATTGTCAAATACTTGTTCATCTAAATCACCTAAGTTATCTTGAACTTGATCTAATGAATCTGATGCATCTTGATTTAAGACAGTATCATCGTAAGTCATTGTAAGTTTAGCACCTAATAAATTTGGTCCGCCTCTTTGCGCTGTGCCTGTATTGTTATCTGTACCGCTCCAAGACCAATCAGCTTTGTTTGATCCATGATTATTATAAATTACTTGATCATTGTATTGTCCACAGCCTGCGGTTTGTCCACCTGATGAACTAGATGGATAGCCATTACAATTTCCTTGAAATCCTGCTGTGTTATTTCTTGTTTGTGTGGTTGTGGATAAAACATTACCAGTTGAATCTTTTAATTTTATGACAACAGTATGAGAGTCTGTTGCTCCACTTTTACCTTCACAATTACCTGCTTGGTTATCACAGTTTGCAACATCTATGTAACTGTTAAGAGTTACACCATTGTCTAACATCTCTTGAGTAATATTATTATTTGTTAATGCAATGTCATCAACAGATAGAGTGGCTGTGCCTGTTACTTCAAAGTCACCACCAACGCCATACTTGTATCCACAGTTAGCTTGTGATGCAGGACATGTTACATCAAAACCATTTACTGTAGAACCAGTAGATACAGTTCCAGATCCACCAGGATTTATTTGATCTGTAGAACTAGATCCCCAGTCTACACCATCGTTTGCGTTTGGAAGTAAGTTACCTGTTGTAATTACATCAGCTCTTGCAACTGAGTATAAAAGCAAAAGAAATATAATAAAAAGTCCTATTAGCCATTTCATTCTAATATAAGTTTTTTAATTGATTTTGAGTTATCAATGTTTAATTCTAACTCCGCCATAGATTTTATACATTGATATTTTATATTACCACCAACTTTTAAACCACGTTTTGCTAGACGAGCCCCTTTGAGACACTCAGACATTGAAGTCTGAATACGTGCCTCTTTAATCTCTCCTCCTATTATCATGAGTAAAGCCACTACCATCTCTGTCATTGATGGCTCCCGTTTGCTCTAACTTTATCTTTTAATGCTTCTACATCAGACAATAGTTTTTCTAATTGTTTTTGAGTAAATTCTATGTTGACTTTGTTTGTCATGTTTTGCTCTTGATTTTTTTGTAACTTCTCTACATCAGAAAAAAGTGCTTCTAAGAGCATGTACTGCTCCTGATCTGTGGGCAATTGTTCACTTTTCTTTAACAAATCAGCTTGAAATAATTCTCTTGACGTTTCTAACGAGGTAAGTCTAGCTGTAATCTCTGTGTATGCGAACACGCCAGCTACAACGCCCGCGATTATCATGAGCATGTTCTTGACAGGCATGCTTACAGAAGTATTTTCAGATATTTTCATTACCTAACTTTTTTTAAATTTTTAAGTTCTTCTTCTTTTAACCTAGCTTCTTCTTTCGCTATCGCCTCAGCGATCTTTTTTTCTTTTGCTTTTCTATCATCCATACGTTTCACATATGTTTTATAATCCGGTCTTTCATGATCATACTTAGACCATAAAGCTTGTGCCTCTTTACCTATCTTACCATCTATTGGACATGGTGTGCCTGCTTGTATCATAGATTCAAACACTCTTTCATCCTGACACAATATAGCAACCGCAGCCACTTTCATACCAAAATCATTTAATATTCTTGCTAATTTTAATCTCTCACAATTCTTATCTATTGTGTGTTTACCACCACTTAAACCCACACCAAATGTCTGTACACCTGCTGATACTCCAACAGCACAAACGTCTTGCGTCATGGAGTTATAAGATGGAGCTGAAGCTGATGGAGGTGCAGACTTGATATTAGAGTTTGTTGTGCTGTTTGTTGTGCTATTAGAACTTGACCCAGACTGGTACGTTGTTGTAGCAGTTGACGTATAACCACCTTCAATTGCTGTATTAGATCCTGATGTATTTGTCTGTGTAGATCCACCATATGCGGGTCCACCAAAAAAAGCTAGTAATACCAATAAAATTATTAGCACCCCTGTAAAATAGTAGTTATTTTCTACAGTTCTAGTCCTCATTTTTTTTCTTAATCTTCGAATCTTTACATTTACAGCCTTCACAAGTACACACTCCGTATTCATCTGCATGTAATTCATTATCTTCGCCACAATGGCAAGGATGATGACACTCATTACAGAATTGTCCTAATGTCATTTTTTAAACCTATCCTTAATTCTTTTTATAGGTCTTAAAATCCATTTTCTTATAAATTTTTTAATCATGTTTTTTCTCCTCAATCTCATAAAAGAAGTCGTCAGTATCGGCAGTTTGCCACTTACCTGTGTCTTCTACATTCCATTCCGATGTTTGCACTTTCCATTTAGGTGTCTCATCTCTAACCGTAAATGACGGTAAGTTCCATATTATCCTGTTATTTGGCTGTGCTGCATAGTTGCCATCATCTAAGGCAAGTATGTGGGCGCACTTATGTTCGTGCGGTATTTCCGAGTGTTCGGTATCTAATATATTAGACTCTGGATGTGCAAAGTCAACAGTAAATAAATACTTACCGTGATGCCATTGTTTGTCTTTACCTATATATTTTCCAGATGTGCCTTGTATTATATCCCAACTAGTAACAGCAGGATAATAACTAAAACAATTCCAAAGCTGAAGTTCATCAAGTCTACGTTTAGGAACATCTTCTTGTCTAAAACCCCTCTGTATGAAGGCAGATATCGGGAGACGATAAAAGATAGCCCCGTTCTCCATAATCGCATGAAATAAAATAGCACTTCCAGCAATAGATGATATGCCGAAGATAATACAGTCTTCAACTTCTCCATGATGTTTTTTAAGATCATATAAATACTCCCTTCTTATTTGTGCATATGTTGCGGGTATATTTGCATTTAAGTAAGCCATAGTCAATCCTCATTTTATATCTCCCCAGTTCTTACCAAATTCATAATCCACTTTGTTTGGTATTTCTAATTCAACTGCGGATTCCATAATCTCTTTTATACGTTTAGCTTTTATATCATCTTCCACAGATATATCTAGTTCATCATGCACTTGTATGTGTGCAACAATGCCCTCCTTATATAGTTCTAACATAGATTTTTTTGTCATATCTGCAGCACTACCTTGAATTAATTTGTTCAAAGCTTTGTAAGTATAAGCACGCTTGATACTTGCTCCATGTTCCTGTCTAGCCTGATCAAAAGGTAACGCCTTGTGCATACCAAACTTACTGGGTTCCCATAAATGAAACCTGCATAATCTACCAAGTAAAGTTCTTATTTGTCCACGTTGTTGCGCTCTATTTGATACAGAGTTCATTAATGATTTTACGAATGGAACTCTCTCATGATAAATTGTAAATAGTTCATCTGCTTTTTCTTTAGATACTCCTAGCTCTGCTTGTAGCTTTGCTTTACCCATACCATAAAATAATCCAAGATTAATTGTTTTGGCTTGACTTCTTGGTATGTCTGCCATCTTTGCAACGACAGTATGAAAGTCTGCATCATCGTGCATGTAAGAATCTTTAACACTAAAGACACTTGTATCTTGATCAAGGGATGCGTAGTGAACTACTAGTCTTGGTTCTTGTTGACTATAGTCAAAGCATCCCCACTCGCAACCAGACTCAGGTATAAAGAGGGATCTGATCAATGGACCCAAGTCTTTGTTGCGGGCAGGAATTTGTTGTAAGTTAGGATTAGAGTAACTAAACCTACCAGTTACTGTTCCTCCTGTGTCCGATCTAATTTGATTTATATCGGCATGTATTCTACCATTATGTTCGTGTTTTATAATAGTATCTATGAATGTTGTATGTGCCTTGTTTATTTCTCTAGCCTTTGATATACATTGCACTAGAGGATGTGTATGTGTGGAGAGAAAGTTTTTAGTAAAAGAAGGTGCTTGTGTTTTTAAAGTTCTCTCGTATTCTAAATTTAATTTATCAAACACTTTTGCAATCGATCTTGCAGCCCATATTTGAACGTCTACTTGTGTTTCTTTATGTACTTGTTGTAGCAGTTGTTTTTCTTGTTCAGCTAACTGCTGCTTTAATGTGTGAGCTTTTTGAACGTCTACTCTTACTCCTAAAAAACGCATATCAACCAAACAAGGAAAAAGATCGGTTTCCAAATCAAAAATAGATTTTAAGTCTTGATCTTTTATTTCTTTTTGCATAGCTTTCCACAAACCTAAAGTCAACTCTGCATCACGTTCAGCATAATTACCAACATACATTGCAGGCATCTTCCACATATCAGCTTTAGGATCCACACCCCATTCTTTTGCAGCGTTGTTTAATTCTGTTTCGTTTTTACCTTGACTTAAATAATC